TTAAAAGGTTTCACTATAAGAAGTGGAGATATGCGACCCACAAGAAGTGGTGCAGGAATGACCAAGAAAGGTGTCGCTAAATATAGAAGGCAAAACCCGGGTAGTAAATTACAAACTGCAGTAACAGAAAAAAAGCCTACAGGTAAAAGAGCAGCACGAAGAAAGTCATTTTGTGCTAGAAGTGCAGGGCAGATGAAAAAATTTCCTAAAGCAGCAAAGAACCCAAATAGCCGACTAAGACAAGCTAGAAGAAGATGGAGATGTTAACATGGCTTTAAAACAAATACCCCAAGGAAAAAAGGGCAAAGGACTATCCATGCTCCCTACTAAAGTTAGAAACAATATGGGATTTATGTATGGTGGTGGCATGGCTAAAAAGCCACGCATGAGTAACATGGATTATAGAAAAGGTGGATTACTAGTTGTTTCTATAGACATGATGAAGAAAAAAGGCAAAAAGGAGAAATAACTATGCCAATGCACGGAAAGAAAAAATCCAAGATGATGAATCGTGGTGGTGCTGCTAAAAAGAAATCTAAAATGATGGCTAAAGGTGGTATGAAAAAAACCAAATACATGGCTAAAGGTGGCATGAAGAAGACCAAGATGATGGCTAGGGGTGGAATGAAAAAGTCCAAAATGATGGCTAGAGGTGGAGCAGCAAGACGTAAGTAATGTCTTACCTTATAAGTAACGTACCCCATTTCAAGTGCTGGGTACGTAAAGAGTTTACTTGTAATCACCAAAATTATCATGGTGAGTTTCTACACGCAATAGCATTTGCAGTCAACACCATACCTGACAGGTCACTGAGCTTTCAGGTTGTATTCACAGGATGTACCGAAGAGAACAATGTTCATGGTGGTGCAATGTGGGCAAGGATGCCAATACAGGCACTCGTAGCTGACATACCTGTAGATGAATGGGCAGAGCCAATGGAAGACCATTTATGTCAACCTTGGGATTGTGAATCAAGACATCATAGTGTTATAGTCATGGATAGAGTAAGTTCCTCCCCTTGGCTATGCAAAATAGACAATCAGTTCTTCACTGCTAGATATATGTTTACTGTAGATTATACAGACCATGAAATAGCAGATGACCCTGCACAACATAAACAATCTCATGTATTGTATTTGTTGGATGCAGGTGAGTGGACAGGTAACATTGTTGCATTACCGAATAACAGAGTGAGAGCAACAAGTCCTGCATTATGGGTAACAGGAGAGGGTGCTCCTGACTTCGCACCTTCACAGTGGCTACACTCAGCAGAGTCACATGAATCCTACTTAGACCCTTATACAACATTTAACAATCTATATTCAGATGGTGGCAAGACTACAAACAATAAGAAGAAAAATAAAAAGTAAACAAAAACTTGGTTTTTCTGAAAGAGCTAGAGCAGTGAATAAAGGATTGTTACCATCAAAGGCGAAAAAAAATGGCAGTAAAAAGAAAAAGTAAAAGTACAGTTAACAAAGCAGGTAACTATACTAAACCTGCTCTACGTAAAAGAATATTTAATAGAATAAAGGCAGGTGGCAAAGGTGGTGCTCCGGGACAATGGTCAGCACGTAAAGCTCAGATGATGGCTAAAGCCTATAAAAAAGCAGGTGGAGGCTATAGAGGATAATGCCACACTATACTAGACCACTAAAAAAAGTTATAGGCAAACTTAAAAAAGCATCTAAGGCTCACGCAGGACAGGCTAAAACTTTAACAAAAATAATGAAAGACCAAAAGAAAGGTTACAAGAAAGTTGTCAAAAAGAAAAAAACGTGACCCCAAAGTGGGTACAGGGAAGAAACCGAAGGGTTCAGGGAGACGCTTATACACGGATGAAAACCCTAAAGACACAGTTAGCATCAAGTTCGCCACCCCAACCGATGCAAGAAACACAGTTGCAAAAGTTAAAAAAATCAATAAGCCTTATGCGAGAAAGATACAGATACTTACTGTCGGTGAGCAAAGGGCAAAAGTGATGGGCAAGACTGAGGTTGTTGCCATATTTAAAAGAGCAAAAGAAAGTTTAAAGAAAGCACATGAACGAAGAAAGAAAAAGGTGTAAAACTTGTGAGTGTTACGACTGCGATTGTGAAGATTGTACCTGTGACTGCCACAAAGAAGAGGAAGACATAGAGGGTGCTCCTGTATAAATGATAGAGTTTCTTCTGATATTTATGATTGACAAACAAATCGTAAATCAGAGTCAAAGATTTAAGGACATTAATAGATGTCTTTATTTTGCAGAAAGACTGCATGACCAACCAGCAATACCAACAGAGGATGGAAGCAAACGTATAACTGCATATTGTAAACCTGTAAGGAAGTAGAATGTTAGCAGAATTAGCAGCGGCAAATGCTGCCTTCGGTGTAATCAAAAGTTTCATAAGCAACGGAAAAGAACTAGCTAGTTGTGGGAAACAAATCTCAGACTTTGTATTTGCAAAAGAGCAGATAGAAAAGAAAGCTAAAAAGCAGAAAGCCAAGGGTGTACGCACAAATGATTTAGAAGAGTTCATGGCTTTAGAAAAAATAAAGCAACAGGAAGAAGAACTCAAACAGATTATGATATATGCAGGTAGACCGGGATTATGGCAAGATTGGCAAAGGTTTCAGGCAGAGGCTAGAAAGTCAAGACGATACGCAGAGAAGATGGCTCAAAAAAGAAAAGAAGAGCTTCTTGAAATGATGGGTTACAGTATAGCATTCATAGCCTTACTAGCATTCGGAGGCATGATATTATACTTTGTAGGTAAATGGACAGGTAAATTATAATGGCACTTAAAAAATCACAGAGGTCTTTAGTTGCGTGGACAAAACAAAAATGGAGAACCAAATCAGGTAAACCTAGTACACAAGGGAAAAAGGCTACTGGTGAACGTTATCTACCTTCCGCAGCGATTAAGGCTCTTTCTCCCAGTGAATACGCAGCCTCTTCGGCTGCTAAACGAAAAGCGAAGAGAGCAGGTAAACAATTTTCTAAACAACCCAAAAAGGTTGCAAAGAAAACATCAAGATTTCGTAAATTCAGTTAAAGTAATAGAAAAGCTAAGAGCAGAAAGATTAAAGGAAAAGATAGAAAATGATACAAGCATTAATAGGACCAATCGCAAATCTCGCAGGAACATGGTTTCAAAACAAACTAGAAAAAACAAAAGCCGAAGGTAAAGCAAAAGTAGCAGAGGCAAAAGCTAGAGCAACTGTAGCAGAGAAAGTCGCTACAGGACAAATAGAGTGGGAAGGCAAAATGGCAGATGCTACAAACGATAGCTGGAAAGACGAGTTTGCCTTAGTTGTACTACTAGCACCTGCAATACTAGTCTTCATTCCCGGAATGAGAGAATATGTTCAAAGTGGTTTTGAGGTGTTGGCAACGTTACCTGATTGGTATCAATACCTGTTATATATAGCCATATCTGCATCATTTGGTATCAAAGGTGTAGGTCAGGCAGCAAAGATGTTGAAGAAGAAATGACACTAAAAGCCTTGACATTTTTAAAGATTTCTGCTATAATTAATAAGATAGGAAACTATTTTTGGCATTTACACGTTAGAGAAATACGTAAACAACAATACAAACAAGGACTCCGACCATGAACATAGATGTGTTACGAAAAGAAATAGAAGCTGACGAAGGATGTAAATATGAAACTTACCATTGCAGTGAAGGTCATTTGACTGGAGGAATCGGACATTTGATTACTGAGTGGGATGAAGAAATATACGCAGGACCTATTGGCACACCTATATCAGAGGAACAAGTGCAAGAGTGGTTTGAGAAAGATGTGCAGACTGCCATAAATGACTGTCAAGATATATTTAATGATTTTGATTCTTTACCTGAGGACATACAACACGTATTAATAAATATGGCATTTCAACTTGGAGGTCCTCGTTTACGCAAGTTTAAACTCATGATTGCTGCTGTAGAAGTTGAGGACTATCGTGAAATGGCACTTCAGATGGAAGATAGCAGGTGGTTTAAACAAACTCAAAACAGAGCACAACGTTTAATTGATAGAGTTGTAAAACAAGGTGTACCCATATGAGTCCAAAGAAAAGAGAACTAACCGAAAGACAACAAAAGTTTTTAGAAGTTTTGTTTGACAAGGCTAACGGAGACCCTGTACAGGCAAAACTACTTGCAGGATATTCAGAGCACTCAGGAACTTCTGCTATTGTCGCATCCATGAAGGATGAGATTATGGAAGAGACACAACTGTATATGAGTCGCAATGCACCTAAGGCAGCAGTGGCTATGGTGAGTGGTATTGATGACCCAACACAGTTAGGTATTAGAGATAGACTTGGTGCAGCAAAGGAATTGCTTGACAGAGTTGGTTTGATTAAAACTGAGAAAGTACAAGTAGAGGCATCAGGTGGTGTGATGATACTACCACCAAAGAAGAAGTAATGGATAGAAGTTTAGGTAAGTGGAAGCTCCCACAACCAACAGATTTAAAAAACGAAGAACAAACAGAGTGGATACAGATACCACGTATAGCAAGAACAATACCTTTTGGGTATACAATAAATAAAGAAGATAAAGAATTACTTGACCCTATACCCTACGAGTTAGAAGCATTAGAATTAGCAAGAAAATATATAAAACAATATTCTCTAAGGCAAGTAGCTAATTGGCTAACAACTAAAACAGGAAGAGAAATATCTCACATAGGATTAAGAAAAAGATTACTACATGAACGACAACGTAAGAACAAGGCTAGAACTCTTAAACGATGGGCTGACTACGCAGAAAAGGCGATACAAAAAGCGAAAGCCATCGAAGAAAGTAGAATCGGAGCAAAAGCCTAAAGTAGTAGATGAAATAGAGGCTATACCTGTTGAAGAACAGAACGTAGTCTTTAAACCAAACGAAGGACCTCAAACAGAGTTTCTTGCTTCTCCTGAAAGAGAAGTGTTGTATGGTGGTAGTGCAGGTGGTGGTAAGTCATATGCAATGTTAGCAGACCCACTACGTTACATGAATCATCCACAGTTTAGTGGATTACTGCTTAGACATACAACAGAAGAGTTGAGAGAACTTGTTTGGAAGTCAAGAGAATTGTACCCTCAAATATACAAGGGTATCAAGTGGTCGGAAAGAAAGATGCA